GCAGCAGGAGGAGCGCATGGACACCCACACCAGCCCGGTGATCGTCGTGAACATCACTGGCGACCAGCTCGGCGACCTGACCGGCTACGACGAGGAGCGCAGCGACGAGCGGTTCGCCGGCCTGGTCGAGGCGGCCATCGAGGCCGCCTACCCTGAGGCGGACGTGCGGGTGCGCCTCGACACCCGCACCGTCGGGCGCGGCGCCCCCCCGGTCGCCGTCCACGGCACCGGCAGCAGCGCTGAGGATGAGGCCGTCCTGCGGGCGGTCGAGGCTATTGTCGGTCGCGTGTTCGTGACCGGCGACTGGGCCGTCGAGTCCTAGACCGTCGAGATGCGGGGCCGGGTGAGGCGCCCGGCCCCACCAGGGAGAGAGGAGACCATTCCATGCCGCTCGCACCCCGCGTCCAGTTCCGCGCCGGAGACGGCCTGGCCGAGCAGCTTGCCGCTCGCGCTGACCGGGCCGCGTCGCTCGGCCTGGTCGCCAAGCGCGACCTGGCGCGCTACTACGCCCTGCTGGAGCGGGAATTGACCCGCATCCGGCTGAGCGAGCCCGAGGCGTCCCTGATCGTGGACGCCTACAGCGGCACCTTCTGGGAACCGCACACGGCGCCGCTGCTGTGGGCGGATATCGACGACGCCATCCGCTACGACGGCCTCGACCAGAAATGGGGCGTCGACGGCGCCGACCTGTTCGCCCGGCTGCGCGCGCTGGCGCCATTCGCGCTCCTGGCGCTGGTGGACGCCGCCGAGCGCTATTGGGTGGCCGCCGGCGCCGGCGACCAGCGCAGCAACGCCGACCTGCTGCGCGCCGTCGGCCTGGTCCGCTCCGGTCTACGCCGGGGAGAGGACGCGCCGGCTTAACCGCAGCACCATCTCGACCACCTCACGGTGCTGCACCGCGCGGACGTTGAGGCATATGCCGCGACTCGCCGGCCGCGCCCGTCCCGGCCGGACCAGACGATCCGGTAGGCCAGGCATGGCGCCCGGCCTGCCGGGAGAGAGGAGCCCACGATGGACTGTATCCTTAACCATACGCCCGCAACGTGCGGGTTCGGCTGCGATCGCCTCGGATACTGCTACGCCCGTGCTATTATGTACTGTAGCCTTAACCATACGCCCGCGGACTGTAGCCTTAACCATACGCCCGCAACGTGCGGGTTCGGCTGCGATCGCCTCGGATACTGCTACGCCCGTGCTATTGATGCGCTCTGCGAGCGCATCCGCGCGGCTGGCGAGGCGCGCCGCCTCATCGCTCTGCTCGACCTGGCCGACCAGGCCGAGCGGGAGGAGTAATCATGCCGCGCGCTCCCCACCGCCGGCGGTTATCCGTCTCTATCGCATCGATCATCGAGACGCTGGAGGAGCGCCAGGCGCTCAGCCTGGAGCATTTGGTCGATGCCGTGATGGCTGGCGGCACGGATTTTGTTGCGTTCGCCAGCGCGCTAGAGTTTCTGGCCCGCGCCGGCGTTATCGGCCAGCGCGATGGGCTATGGGAGTTGCGCGACCAACTCCCGGATGGAGGCCGAGCATGAAGATCGTCAACGCCACCCCCCACGAGATCATCCTGTACCTCGGGGGGAACGACCCCGACTACCCTGGCATGGGCGAACTGCGCCTGCCCCCATCCGGGCTGATCGCTCGGGCGGAGGAGCAAACGCAGCCGGCCGGGGAGTTCTACTACGATGGCGAGATCGTCCCCATCGTGGCCTGCGAATTTGGCAGCCTGACCGGGCTGCCGCCCGAGAACGAGGACACGGCCTACGTCGTGTCCGCCATCGCCGCGCGGGCCGCCCGCGCCGCCGGGCGGACCGACTGCTACACCGTGGCCCTGCCGGTCCGCGATGGCGCGGGCCGCATCGTCGCGGCGCGGGCCCTCGCGCGGATGTGAGGCCGGCGCGTTCTTCTCAGGGGCGGCGCCGGCCTCATTCTGGGTGACATCGCGCAGCGCGCGCCGGGCCCAGCGCGCGGCGGCGCCGCCCGTGCCGCCCCTGCCGCCCGTGCCGCCGGCGCCTTGACACGCCGTCGTAGGATGGGATTAACCAGGATGCGGCGCTGTCCCCCCTCAAGGGCGGCGCCGGTCGGGGGTGTCGCATGCCTACCCGCCCGCTGCCTCCCTGCCGCGCGCCGGGCTGTTTTGCCCGCAGTGTCGCGGAGGGCTATTGTGCGCGCCACCTCGCCGCGGCCCGGGAGCGCGAGCGCGAGCGGAAACGGCGCGCTGACGACGGCCGCCCCTCGGCGGCCGCCCGCGGCTACGGCCCCGCCTGGCGCGCCCTCCGCGCCAGCTTCCTCCGCGCCCATCCACGCTGCTGCGTCTGTGGCCAGCCAGCCACCGACGTCCATCACGTCATCCCCCGGCGCGCCGGCGGGACGGACCACTGGGACAACCTCGCGCCGCTCTGCCATCGCTGCCATGCGCGCGTGACCACCACGATCGAGGGCGCTGGCTGGGGAGCGCGCCACCGGCGGGAGCAGCAGTAGGGAGCGGTGCGCTCCGGGGCGTACGGCAACCCGACCGCAACGGCGTGCACCACCTGCCGCTCGGGCGCCCGCTGATGCGACGGATCGTGCACCGGCAGGCCTGCCGACGTGCAACGAAGAGTGCGTGGCGGGGGGAGGGGGGGCCAGATCGCTGGGCCCGCCGCTGGGACCGGCAAGCGGCAGCCACGCGCATCCGTAACCGTTCCCCGTTGCCGTTAACGCCGGGAGGGGCGATGGCCGAGCGACTACCGCAGCCGCCGCGCCACCTGAGCGCGGAAAGCCGGCGCTGGTGGCGCGAGATCGTGACCGACTACGAGCTGGAGGCGCATCATCTGCGCCTGCTCCAGGCCGCCTGCGAATGCTGGGACCGCGTCCTCCAGGCGCGGGCCGCCGTCGAGCGCGACGGCGCCTACTACCGCGACCGGTTCGAGCAGATCAAGCCCCACCCGGCGCTGGCCGAGGAGCGGCAGAGCAAGGTGCTGATGGCGCGGCTGCTGCGCGAACTGGCGCTGGATGTCGAGGCGCCGAACGACTCGGTCGGGCGACCGCCGCAGATCGCGCCGGGGGCCGGCCGCCGGGCGCGCTGATGCCACGGGTCCGGCGCCGGGTGGTCGGCCGGCGCGCCGCGCCATCCCTCGACGAGGATCTCGCGCTGCCGGCGTGGCCGCCCGATGCGCGCGCGATCGCCTTTATCGAGTCGCTCCGCCACACCAAGGGCCGCTGGGCCGGGCAGCCCTTCCGCTTGCTGCCCTGGCAGCGGGAGCGGGTGATCCGGCCGCTCTTCGGGACGCTCCGGCCGGATGGGACGCGCCAGTACCGCACCTGCTACGTCGAGCTGGGCCGCAAAAACGGCAAGACGACGCTGGCGGCCGCCATCGCGCTCTATCTCCTCTGCGCCGACGGCGAGGCGCGCGGCGAGGTCTACTCGGCCGCCGGCGACCGGGACCAGGCGGCGCTGGCCTACAACGAGGCGGTGGCGCTGGCCGGCGCCACGCCGGCGCTGGCCAGCCGCTGCCGGATCGTCCGCAGCGGCAAGGTCATCGAGTACGCCGAGACGGGCGGCGTTTACCGGGCCATTCCCGCCGACGCCGCCGGCAGCCATGGCTACAACGCCTCGGGGATCATCCTCGACGAGGCCCACGTCCAGCCGAACCGCGACCTCTACGACACGCTGGTCACCTCGGTTGGCGCGCGCCGCCAGCCGCTGATCTTCATCATCACCACCGCCGGCTGGGACCGGCAATCGCTCTGCTGGGAGCTGCACGAGTACGCCCGCCAGGTGGCGGCGGGCGTTATCGACGACCCGACCTTCCTGCCGATCCTCTACTCAGCGGCTGAGGAGGATGACTGGACCGATCCGGCCGTCTGGCGCCAGGCCAATCCGAGCCTGGGCGAGACCGTCAGCGAGGAATTCCTGGCCGAGGAATGCGCGCGGGCGCAGCAGATGCCGGAGTATCAGAACACCTTCCGGCGTCTCTACCTCTCGCAGTGGGTCAGCCAGGAGACGCGCTGGATGCCGATGGCGGCCTGGGATGCCGCCGGCGCGCCGCCGGCGGTCGCGCCGGGCCAGCGCTGCTGGGTCGGGCTCGACCTGGCCAGCACGACCGACCTGGCCGCGCTGGTGGCGCTCTTCCGCGGCGACGACGGGACCTACAGCGTCCTGCCCTACCTGTTCGCGCCGGAGGCGAGCGCGCGCGAGCGCGGCCAGCGCGACCGGGCGCCCTACGAGCGCTGGGCGGCCGAGGGCTACCTGGAGCTGACGCCCGGCAACGTCATCGACTACGGCCGGATCGCCGCCCGGCTCGATGCGCTGCTAGAGGCGTATGACGTCGTCGAGGTGGGCTACGATCCCTGGAACGCGACCCAGTTCATCCAGCCCTACGCGGATGCGGGCGTGGTCTGCACGCCGGTCCGGCAGGGCTATCAGTCGCTCTCCGAGCCGACCAAGCGCCTGCTGGCGCTGGTGCTGGAGGGCAAGATGCGCCACGGGGGTCACCCGGTGTTGCGCTGGATGGCCGACAACGTGGTGGTGCGGACCGACGAGAACGAGAATGTCCGGCCGATCAAACCGAGCGCGCGGCAGCGCATCGATGGCATCGTGGCGCTGATCATCGCGCTATCGCGGGCGCTGGCCGACGACGGCGCGGGGAGCGTCTATGACGAGCGGGGAGTGCTGGTGATATGAGGCGCAGATGGCCCCGGCTGCCCCGCCCGCGGCTGACGCGCGGCCACCTCGCCGACGCCTGCTACCTGGCGGCGGCGCTGCTGCTGGCGGGCGCGGCCGGGCTGGCGGCCGGGCTGGCGGCCGGGCTGGCGGTGCTCGGGCTGGCGCTGCTGGTGGCCGGCTGGGCGCTGGCGGAATGAGCATCCTCGGGGCGCTCAAGCGCGAGCGCCGGGCGCTGACAGAGAGCGAGTGGCTGCTGAAGGCGCTCGGTGGCAACGTCTCGATCACCGGCCGCCAGGTCGGCGCCAGCGACGCGCTGCGCATCTCGGCCGTGTACGCCTGCGTCCGGATCATCGCCGAGACGATCGCCTCGCTGCCGCTGGTCACCTACCGCCGGCTGGAGCGCGGCAAGGAGCGCAATCCGCGCCACCGGCTCTACCGGCTGCTGCACGACCTGCCCAATCCGGAGATGACGGCGCTGGAGCTGCGCGAGGCGCTGACCGGCCACGCCGTGCTGCGCGGCGTCGCCTACGCCAATATCCAGCGCGATAACCAGGGGCAGGTGACCGCGCTCTGGCCGCTGCGCCCGGACCGGATGACCGCCTTCCGCGATCCCGCCACGGGCGCGCCGCGCTACCTCTACACGCTGCCAAGCGGCGAGCAGGTCCGCCTCGAGCAGCAGGACCTGCTGCGGCTGCGGAATTTCGGCAGCGGCGACGATCTGAACGGCTACAGCACGATCGGCCTCTTCCGCGAGACCTACGGGCTGGCGCTGGCGGCCGAGGAGTACGGCGCGCGATTTTTCGCCAACGACTCCCGCCCCGGCGGCGTGCTGGAGGTGCGGGGCAAGCTCAAGGACCCGGAGCGCCTCAAGGAGAGCTGGGAGAACGCCCACCGGAGCATGACCGACGCCTGGCGGGTGGCGATCCTGGAAGAGGGCGTCACCTGGAAGCAGATCGCGATCCCGCCCCGCGACTCGGAGTTCCTCGGGCTGCGGAAATTCCAGATCAGCGAGATCGCGCGCATCTTCCGGGTGCCGCTGCACATGATCGCCGAACTCGACCGGGCGACGTTCTCCAACATCGAGCACCAGGCGATCGAGTTCGTCGTCCACACCATCCGCCCCTGGGCGGTGCGCTGGGAGCAGGCGATCGCCCGCGACCTGTGGCCGGGCCAGGTGGGGGAGCAGACGCATTTCAGCGAGCACGTCCTCGACGGGCTGTTGCGTGGCGACGCGCTGGCGCGGGCGCAGGCGCTGGCGATCCAGCGCCAGAACGGCGCGCTGACGGCCAACGAGTGGCGCGAGATCGAGAACCGCAACCCGTTGCCCGGCGGCGACGAGCTGCTGGTCAACGGCAATATGCTGCCGGCCGGTCAGGTTGGCCGGCCGGAGGCGGGGGCGGAGGGGCCATGAGCGCGAAACGGGCGGAGCGGCAGCGGCGGGCGCTGCCGGTGGAGCTGGTCGAGCTACGGGCGGCGCGCGACGGCGGCGCGCCGGGGGTGCTGGCGACGCTGACCGGCTATGCCGCCGTGTTCGACCGCTGGAGCGAGCCGCTGTTCGGCTTCCGCGAGCGGATCGCGCCGGGGGCGTTCCGCAAGACGATCCGGGAGGGCGACATCCGGGCGCTCTGGAACCATGACGATCGGATCGTGCTCGGCCGCAACCGGGCCGGCACGCTGCGCCTGGCCGAGGACGAGCGCGGGCTGCAGACCGAGATCGACCTGCCCGACAACGAGTGGGGCCGGCCGGTGCTGGATGCGGTCGAGCGCGGCGACGTGACCGGCATGTCGTTCGCCTTCGATGTGATCAAGGAGTCCTGGGTCTGGGCGCGGGATAGCGCCGGGCTGGACGAGCGGACGCTGCACGAGGTGCGCCTGTTCGACGTGAGCCCGGTGACGTTCCCGTCCTACCCGGACACCACGGTCGATATCCGCTCGGCGCTGGCCGACGCGGGCATCGACCTGGCGGTGATTGCCCGGCTGCTGGCGCGCGGTCGGGCCGGCCTGCCGCCGCGGCCCGGCGACGGGCCGGCCGCGCAGGCCGCGATTGAGGCGCTGCGGCGCGCGCTCCCTGCCGAGCCGGCCCCTGCGGGGGACCACTCGGCGGCGCCCACGGTGGACGAGCCGGCCCCGCCAGGGGGTCACTCGCTCGACCGAGCCCGCGCGCGCCTGCGGCTGGCGCTGGCCGACGATTGAGGGTATATCCGCGCCGGACCGGCGCGGGGGAGCAGAAAAATGCTTGAGGAACGGATCCGCGAGCTGCGGCGCCGGCGCGGGCAGGCGATCGCCACCGCCCGGTCGATCCTGGAGACGGCCGAGGCCGAGCGGCGGTCGATGACCGCCGACGAGTCGCGGCAATTCGACGAGCACATGGAAGAGGCCGACCGCCACAAGGCCGAGGCGGAGCGCTGCGAGCGCCTGATGGCCGAGGAGCAGGCGGCCGGCCCGCCGCGGCCGCCGGCGGTCGGCCGGGCCGGGCTGGCCGCCGGCGGCGAGGAGGAGTCGCGCCAGGTGGCGCGGCGCGGCATGGCCGCCTTCCTGCGCGGCGGCCTGCCGGCGATGAGCGAGCCGGAGCGCCGCGCGTTGCAGGCCGACATCGACACCGCCGGCGGCTACGTCCGCCCCGACCAGGAGTTTGTCGGCCAGCTGATCAAGGCGGTCGACAACCTGGTCTTCGTGCGGCAGTTCGCGACCGTCCGCCAGGTGATGAATGCCGACAGCCTGGGCGTGCCGGTGCTCGACAGCGATCCCGACGACGCCGACTGGACCTCGGAGCTGGGCACCGGCAACGAGGACGCCGCGATGGTGTTCGGCAAGCGCGAGCTGCGGCCGCATCCGCTCGCCAAGCGGATCAAGGTCAGCAACAAGCTGCTGCGCGTCTCGACCATCGATATCGAGGCGCTGGTGCGCCAGCGGCTGGCCTACAAATTTGCCGTGCCGCAGGAGAAGGCCTTCCTGACGGGCAACGGCAGCCAGCGCCCGCTGGGGGTGTTCACCGCCTCGGCCGACGGCATTTCGACCGCCCGCGACGTCCAGACCGGCTCGGCGACGGATTTCACCGCCGACGGGCTGATCGATGCCAAATACGCCCTGAAGGGGCAGTACTGGGGCCGGCCGAGCACCCGCTGGTGCTTCCATCGCGACGCCATCAAGCGGATCCGCAAGCTCAAGGACAGCCATAACCAGTACCTCTGGCAGCCCGGCCTGGCCGGCGGCCAGCCGGACACGATCCTCGATATCCCGTTCGTGGTCAGCGAGTACGCGCCGAACACGTTCACCACCGGCCAGTACGTCGGCATCCTCGGTGACTGGTCGTACTACTGGATCGCCGAGTCGATGGCCTTCCAGATCCAGCGGCTGATCGAGCTGTATGCCGCGACCAACCAGACCGGCTTCATCGGCCGGGCGGAGATCGACGGCATGCCGGCGCTCGAGGAAGCCTTCGTGCGGCTGAAGACCAACTAATGCCCGGCGCCGCCGGGCCGGTCGGGCGGCGATCCAGCCGCCCGGCCGGGGGAGGATGAGATGCGGGACCTCGAGAATGCGATCGATATCGCCCAGTCGCTGGCGCCGGCGGCGCGGACCGCCACCGCCAATGGCACCGGCGTCGATCTGGCCAACTACAACGGGGCGGTGGTGGTGTTCGCGGTCGGGACGATCACCGACGGCACTCACACGCCGAAGATCCAGGAGAGCGACGACAACAGCACCTTCACCGACGTGGCGGCGGCCGACCAGATCGGGACGTTCGCCAACCTGGCCTCCAGCACGCCCCAGAAGGTCGGCTACGTCGGCAGCAAGCGCTATCTCCGCGCCGTCAGCACCGTGACCGGCGCGACGACCGGCGGCGTGTACGGGGCGGTGGTGGTCCGCGGCTACGCCCGGAAGCAGCCGAGGTAGGCGGTGGGCCTGACCTGGGTGCGGCTGCGCGCGACCTACGCCGCGGCACATGGCCTCGTCCGGCCCGGCGACGTGGTCGTCGCGGTCACGGAGGACGAGGCGCAGGCGCTGGTGGCGGGCGGCTACGCCGAGCGCCTGACCGCGCCGGCCGAGCGCGCCGTGGCCGCGCCGGCGGCCGAGCGCGCCGTGGCCGCGCGGCCCGGCCGGCCGGGAGGCCGCGCCTAGGTGGCCGCGCGCGGCTATACCAATCCGGACCGGGTGGCCGGCTACCTGGGGCTGACGCTCACCGCGGCGCAGGTGGCGCAGGCCGGGACGCTGCTGGAGGCGGCCGAGGCCGCCATCGACGAGCACTGCCATCGCGCCTGGCTGCTGGGGACGCAGACCGACGAGACCCACTGGGGGCCGTTCGGGCCGAACCTCTACGTCCGGTACCCGCCCTGCACCGCCATTACGGCGGTCAAGGGGCGGTCCGGTCTGGGCGCGAGCGAGACGGTGCTGGTGGCCGGCGAGGACTACGAGGTCCGCGACCTGGCCGCCGGGCGGATCTGGCTGGCGGCGCCGGCGGTCTACGACCGCCTGCGCGTCACCTATACGCCAGACGCGGCGCTGCCGCCGGACGTGGCGCTGGCGGCGACGGAACTGGTGGCCAGCTACCTGGTCGAGCACCTGCGGCCGGAGAGCTACGGGCTGGAGTCGTTCCGGCTGCCGGACCTGGAGGTGCGCATCGCCCGCTGGCTGCGCGAGCGCGAGCTACCGCCGGGCGTGGCGGCGCGGCTGGCGCCGCACGTGTTCCACCGCGTGGCGTGATGGTTGGGCTGGACCAGCGCGCCGACGTCTACACCCCCGACCCGACCACCGGCGCCTACACGGTGCTGGCGCGGGCGGGGCTGGCCTGCCGGCTGGCGCTGGCGAGCGTGCCGCAGGAGCCGGTCGAGGAGCGGGCGGAGCGCGATGCGCTCCGGCTGCTGCTCTGGGAGCCGGGCTACGCGCTGGCCGAGACGGCGCAGATCGCGCTGGGCGGCGAGCGCTGGAATCCGCGTCCCGGCACGTTCGCGGTCGCGCGCGGACCGGGCGGCGGCGCCATCTACCGGCGCTGCGAGGTGGTGCGGGTGGTGTAATGGCACGACGATCAGCGGTGGATCTCCAGCTGCATGGCGTCGATGAGGCGCGGGCGCGCCTGACGCAACTGGCCGTGACCGTCTCCGGCTACGGCCGGACGGTCATGGTCGGCTCGGCGCTGCCCTACGCCTACGGTCAGGAGACCGGCCGCCATCGCGTCAGCGGCAAGCTGGCGCGGCGGAGCGGGCCGAGCTATTTCTTGACCTTCGCCGCGCAGGAGGTGCTGGCCCAGGCGACGCCGGACCTGCTGCGCGGGCTGGAACTGGCGGCCAGCGGCCGGCGGCTGACCGGGCTCGGCCAGGTCGTGCGGGTCGCCCGCTGGATCCGGCGGCTGGCCAAAAAGTACGCCCCGCTCGGCGAGGGCAACCGGAAATTCCCGGCCGGCAGCCTGCGGCGCAGCCTGCGGGTGACGGTGCGGCGGCGCTAGATGGCCTACTCGCTGACGGGGCCGGCCAACCGGCTGCTGGCGATCCTCCAGGGGCTGGCCGGCATCGGCGGGGCGCAGATCGGGGTGCCGGAGAGCATCGGCCCGCGCGTCTATGCCTATCTCACGGCCGGCGGCGCGCCGACCGGGCGCAAGGCGACCGGCGTCCTCTACCGGGACGCGCGCTACCGGGTGGTGTTCGTCTACCGGCTCGACGGCGCGGAGGCGACCGCCGAGACGACCTTGATGGGCCTGGTCGATGCGTTCCTGGCGGCGCTGCACGCCGATCTGACGCTGGCCGGGACCTGCGAGGGGATCGAGATCGACGCCGGGCTGGCCGACGCGCCGGAATACCAGATCAGAGCCGGGCGCGAGTACCGGGAGTGGCCATTGCTGGTCACCGCCCGGCAGTACGCGACCCATACCGTCCCATAGGTCAGAGGAGGGGGCATGGACGAGGTCGTTTACCGCTACATCGGGCAGGGGACGGAGCACCACTCCGGCATCCCCGCCCGCGACCTGCGCGCGAGCGAGGTCGCGGCGCTGAGCGAGGAGCAGCGCGCGACGCTGGCGGCGAGCCCGCTCTACGCGGCCGTGACGCCGGCGCCGCCACGCGCGCCGGTCCGCCGGCCGGCGGCCGGGACGGAGGGGGATAACTGATGGCCGGCGAAGAGTGGCGCGAAAAACTCCAGATCGGCCGCGAGACGACCTACGGGACGGGCGTGGCGGCCACGCGGATCGTCTACGTGGCCGATCCGGCCTTCCCGCGCGAGCGCGAAGAGCGAGTTCACCGCTTCGCGACCGGCACGCGCGAGCGCGTCCGGGCCGTGACGCTCGGCCCGGCCAAGCCCTCCGGGAAGGTGACGCTGCCCTGCTCGGCCGACGAGCTGCTGGAGTGGCTGCTGATCTCGATCCAGGGCAACGTCACGCCGACCACGCCGAGCGGCGGCACGCTGACGCGGCTGTGGCAATTTATCCCCTCGACCGTCCTCGACTCGATGACCATCGAGTACCTCGACGGCGCCAATCTCTGGCGGATGCGCGGCGTCTACGGGTCGAAGGTGACCTTCTCCGGCTCGGCGATGGGCGAGAATACCGTCACCGTCGAGCTGTTCGGCAAGGCGAAGGAGATCCTTGGCAGCCTGACCGGCAGCCTGGCCGAGCGGACGCCGACCTTCATCGAGGGCTGGCAGACGCGGCTGTTTGTGGACGCCTTCGGGGCGACGCCTGGCACGACCCAGGTCTCCGGCACGCTGATCAACTGGACGGTCGAGATCAATCTCAACCTCGGCCGCAAATATACCGCTGACAACACGCTGGAGATGAAGGCGGCGGTGGTCGGCGAGGTCGACGTGACCGCCAAGCTGACCTTCGAGGCGGCGGCGGCGGCGGCGACCAGCGAGTACAGCAACTGGGACGGCGAGACGGCGCGGCTGGTGCGGCTGGAGTTCGGCGGCCGCGAGCAGATCGAGGCCAGCCCGACCAACGAGGTCCAGAGCCTGTCGATCACGGGCTCGCCGACCGGCGGCACGTTTACCCTCAGCTTCCGCGGCCAGACGACGGGGACGATCGCCTACAACGCCACCGCGGCGCAGGTCCAGAGCGCGCTGGAGGCGCTGGGGGCGATCGGCTCCGGCAACGTCGCCTGCACGGGCGGGCCGCTGCCGGGCACGGCGGTGACGATCACCTTCCAGAACGTGCTGGGCGGGTTGAACGTGCCGCAGCTGGCCATCGGCAGCAACAACCTGACCGGCGGCACGAGCCCGGCGCCATCGGTCAGCACGACCACGCCGGGCGTCGGCTACAAGCGCACGGTCCAGGTCGATCTGCCGGGCAAGTGGACGGCGGTGGACACCGGCGGGATGGACGAGGGCACGCGGGTGTACGAGTTCAACCTGCGCGCCTACTACGACCCGACCAACGCCTTCAGCGCCGCGATCCGCTGCTACACCAACCGGACGGCCGCCTTTGCCTAGGCGAGAGAGGGGGACGGCGATGACTCCGCTGGTGGCGGTCCCGCGACGGACGCGCTGGCTGGCGGTGGACCCGGTGGATTATCCGGGCCTGGAGGTGGAGGTCTGGCTCAACCCGCCGCACCGGCTGCTGGTGGCGCTGACGAGCAAGGAGGCCGCGGCCAGCGAGGCCGAGGCGGCGCTGCGGCAGGTCGTGCTGGCCCATAACGGCTGGATGGATGGCGGCGGCGCGCCGCTGCCGCCACCGTCCGAGATGGCCTTCTGGGAGGCGATTCCGACCGAGCTGGCGGCGCTGACCGTCGGCGCCTACCTGCGGACCTTCAACGATCTCCCAAATTTTCTCAGCGCGAAGCTCGGCGGCTCGGCGTCTGGCTCCGCGCCAGCGACCGGCGGGGACTGAGCGTGCCCTGGGTCTACGTCCGCCGCGAGATCGCGCGGTCCTGGGGCGTGCCGCCCTGGGTGGTCGATGCCGCGCCGGCGGATGAGGTGCTGCTCGAAATCCGGATCCGGGGCGTCGAGGGGCGGGCGGCGGCCGAGCGGCCGCCCGAGCCGGGCGGGTAGGAGCGCCGGCGCATGGCCGACCTCAACGTCGCGATCAAGATCGCGGGCCAGGATGCCGGCGCCTCGGCGGCCATCGAGCGCGTCAACACGGCGCTGGGCGGGATGCAGAGCGCGGCCGGCCTGGCGGTCAAGGCCGTCGCCGGCGTCGGGCTGGCGGCGGCCGGGCTGGCGGCCGGCGGCATCGGCGCCTCGATCAAGGCGGCCAGCGATTTCGAGCGGACGCTGAGCGGCGTGAAGGCGGTCTCGGGCGCGACCGCGGCGGAGATGGAGTCGCTGTCCGGGCTGGCGCTCCAGCTCGGCAAGGACACCGCCTTCTCGGCCGCGGAGGCGGCGGCCGGCATCGAGGAGCTGGTCAAGGGCGGGCTGAGCATCCCTGACATCATGCAGGGCGCGGCCAAGGCGACGCTGGACCTGGCGGCGGCCGGCCAGGTCAGCCTGCCGGAGGCGGCCACCATCGCCGCCAACGCGCTGGCCCAGTTCAGCCTGCGCGGCAGCGACATGGCCCACGTCGCCGACCTGATCGCCGGCGCGGCCAACGCCAGCGCGCTCGACGTGCGCCAGTTCGCCCTCTCGCTCCAGGCCTCCGGCGCGGTCGCGGCCACCGTCGGCTTCTCGTTCGACGATCTGGCCCAGGCCATCGCGGTGATGGGCAAGGCGGGCATCACCGGCTCGGACGCCGGCACCAGCCTGAAAACGATGATGCTCAAACTCCAGCCGTCCACCAAGGAGCAGGTGGCGCTCTTCCGCAAGCTGGGCCTGGTGACGGCGGATGGGGCGAACCGGTTTTTCGACGCCAGCGGCAAGATCAAATCGATGGCCGAGGTGGCGCAACTGCTCCAGGACGCCACCGCCGGCATGACCGAGCAGCAGCGGATCGCGACGCTGGAGGTGATGTTCGGCTCGGACGCGATCCGGGCGGCGGCGGTGCTGACGCGCGAGGGCGCGGCCGGCTTCGGCGAGATGGCGGCCGCGATGGGCAAGGTCTCGTCCGCCTCGGTCGGCGCGGAGCGGCTCAACAACCTCCAGGGGATGCTGGAGCAACTCAAGGGCAGCCTGGAGACGGCTGCCATCACGCTCGGCATCGCGTTTCTGCCGATGCTGACCGAGCTGGCGCGCGGCGCGACGGACGCGGTCAACGCCGCCGTTCCCTTCCTGGAGGCCTGGGGGCCGCGGCTGGCGGCCGGCGTCGGCGCCACGCTGCGCTTCGTCACCGACGCCGTGCTCACCTTCGTCGGCGCGGTCAGCGGCGACTGGGAGCCGGCGCCGGGCATCGAGCGGCTCCACCTGCTGGTCGGCCAGGTCGGGCTGGTGGTGGGCCAGGTGATCCCGGTGGTGATGACCACGCTCGACACGCTCGGCCAGGTGGCGGAGCGGGTGTTCGCCGGGGATATCCCCGGCGCGGTGGGCGCGCTGTTGACCGGCCTGAGGGATGGCAACGTCCAACTGGGCACGATCCTGGCCGGCTGGGGACAGCAGTTCCTGGCCTGGATCGGGCCGCTGCGCTTCGTCACCGACGCCGTGCTCACCTTCGTCGGCGCGGTCAGCGGCGACTGGGAGCCGGCGCCGGGCATCGAGCGGCTCCACCTGCTGGTCAGCCAGGTCGGGCTGGTGGTGGGCCAGGTGATCCCGGTGGTGATGACCACGCTCGACACGCTCGGCCAGGTGGCGGAGCGGGTGTTCGCCGGGGATATCCCCGGCGCGGTGGGCGCGCTGTTGACCGGCCTGAGGGATGGCAACGTCCAACTGGGCACGATCCTGGCCGGCTGGGGACAGCAGTTCCTGGCCTGGATCGGGCCGTTGATCCCGCCGCTGCTGGCCGAGGCGAACCGGCTGTTCCTCGAGCTGGTGGGCTGGATCACCGCGAACGCGCCGCCGCTGCTGGAGCGGTTCCTGGGCGAGTGGCTGCCGGCGGCCATCAAGTGGATCGTCCAGGCGGCCATCTACGCGATTCCGAAGCTGATCGAGTTTATGGACGCGGTCAAGGATTGGATCGACGGCCCCGGCGGGCAGGCGATCGGCATGCTGTTCCTCAAGCTCGGGGAGGCAGCCATCCGCGGACTGTTGACCGGCCTGAGGGATGGCAACGTCCAACTGGGCACGATCCTGGCCGGCTGGGGACAGCAGTTCCTGGCCTGGATCGGGCCGTTGATCCCGCCGCTGCTGGCCGAGGCGAACCGGCTGTTCCTCGAGCTGGTGGGCTGGATCACCGCGAACGCGCCGCCGCTGCTGGAGCGGTTCCTGGGCGAGTGGCTGCCGGCGGCCATCAAGTGGATCGTCCAGGCGGCCATCTACGCGATTCCGAAGCTGATCGAGTTTATGGACGCGGTCAAGGATTGGATCGACGGCCCCGGCGGGCAGGCGATCGGCATGCTGTTCCTCAAGCTCGGGGAGGCAGCCATCCGCGGACTGGCGAAGGGCATCTGGGAACTGAACGTCTGGGCCTATACCGAACTGGGGAAATGGCTGGGCGAGCTGGCGACGCAGGCGCTGGCGGCGGCGGGGAAGGTCGGCGATGCGATCGTCGCCGGCATCCGGGCCGGCATCGAGGCGAAGTGGGCGGAGCTGACGGCCTGGCTGGGCGCGGGCGTCCAGGCGCTCATCAGCGCCGCCCGCGCGGCGCTGCGCATCAGCAGCCCGTCGCAGGCGTTCGCCGATCAGGTCGGCGCGCCGATCGTCGAGGGCATCGCCGCCGGCATCCGGGCCGCCGAGCCGGACGCGCTGGCGGCGCTGGCGACGGTGGTGGCCCGGCTGACCGGCGCCGCCACGGCCGGCGTGGCCGGCGTTCAGGCGATCCTCGCCCGCCCCGGCGCCGGCGGGGGCGGCGGCGGGGGCGGCGGCAGCGGGGAGGGCAGCGGCGGGGAGAGCGGTGGCCCGCCGGACGGCGGACCGATGCCTGGCGCGAGCTGGCTCGCCGATCCGCTCTACCGGCGCATCCAGGCCAATCTCGGCTGGCACCCCAACGTGGCCGGCCGGGCGCCGCTCGATCTGGGAGCGATCGATTACGACCCGGCCCAGGACACGGTGCGCGGGCGCGGCACGGCCGGCACCAACCGCTACAAGTCGGGTTACTACCGGGTCTGGTACCGACTCAACTCGCTGCTCAACGCCGGGCACGCCACCAGCGTGGCGGCGGCGCTGGCGCAGGCGGTCGAGTGGGTGCGGGCCAACACGCCGGCCGACGCCTGGGGCCAGCTCGGCTGGATGGTCGAGGGGCGGGCGGCCGGCGGGCCGGTCGCGGCCGGCCGGACCTACCTGGTCGGCGAGCGCGGCCCCGAACTGCTGCAGATGGGCGATCAGAGCGGGATCGTCCGGCCGCTGGGCGGCGACACGATCTACATCACCGTCAATGTCCCGCGCTGGATCAACGACGCCGACCGCATCGCCGACGACATCCACGCCGCGTTGCTGCGCAAAAAGCAACGCGGCGTGGTGATGGGGCTGGCCTGATGGCGGCGCCGGCGCTGCAATGCGCGGTCGCCTGGGCGACCGATCCCGGCGCGACGCCGGTCTGGACGGACGTGACTGCCTATCTGCAGTCGTTCCGCTTCCGGCGCGGCCGGCAGTACGAGACCGACAGCATCGCGCCGGGGCAGGCGACGGTGGTGCTCGATAATCGCGACCGGCGGTTCGACCCGACCTGGACCGGCGGGCCGTACGGGGCGAATGTCAAGCTGAAGCGGCGGCTGCGGCTGCAGGCGGTCTGGCAGAGCGTCACCTACGACCTGTTCCACGGCATCATCGCCGCCTACCGGCCGGAGATCGCGCCGCACAACGGCGACGCGACGATGGTGCTGGAGGCGGTCGATCTGATCTCGGTGCTGAGCGCGGCGGTGGTGAGCGGCACGTTCGCCCAGCAGCGCACCGACCTGCGCATCGGCGCGATCCTCGATGCGATCGGCTGGCCGGCGGGCGAGCGAACGCTGGCGACCGGCCTGATCGAGACGCGGGCGGTGACGCTGACCGGCACGAGCGCCTGGGAGCACCTGCGGGCGGTGGTGGCCGACGAGGGCGGGACGCTGTTCGTCGGCCGGGACGGCAAGGTCGTCTTCCAGGATCGCTACGCCCGGCTGCGGCCGAATGTGACGAGCCAGCTGACGCTGGGCGACGGCGGCGGGAGCGAACAGCTTTACGTCGATGTCGCGTTTAGCTTCGACGATGGGCGGGTGGTCAACCGGGCCGTCGTCACCCGCGAGGGCGGCGTGGCGCAGCAGGTGGACGATAGCGCGAGCCAGACGACCTACTTTCTGCACGGCGTCAGCCTGAGCGGCGGCCGCCAGGTGACGGACGCCGACGCCTACGCGCTGGCGAGCTACCTGGTGGGGCGCTACGCGCAGCCGCAACTGCGGGCCGGCGAGGTGCAACTGAGCGCCGAGGCGAGCCCGGCGGTGATGTGGCCGCACCTGCTCGGGCGGGAGATCGGCGACCGGATCGTGCTGCGGCGGCGGCCGCCGGGCGGCGGCGGGGCGATCGACCAGAGCAGCACGATCGAGGGCATCCGGGCCGAGTGGGATGCCGCCGGCGGCGCCTATACCTGGGCCTGGGAGGTGTCGCCGAACGACGCGACGCAGTACTGGGTGCTGGGCGATAGCACCTATGGCGTGCTGGACAGCACGACGCGGCTCGCGCCCTGAGGAGAGACGATGGCCTGGACGACGCCGGCCTCCTGGAGCACCAGCGAGGTCGTCACCAGCGCGAAGCTGAACGCGCAGGTCCGCGACAACCTCCAGTACCTCAAGGACGTGCTGGATGGGGCGCAGACGCAGGAACTGACGCTGCGGCGGGCCTCGACTGATAACGAGGGGCAGGCGCTATCGCTCCAGAAGGCGCGTGGCAGCCTGGCGGCGCCGGCCAGCGTGGCCGATGGCGATAAGCTGGGCATCGTGTTTTTCCACGGGCACGACGGCGCGGGGTACAAGCAGGGCGCGTTCATCATCGCCCAGGTGTCGGGCACGCCCGGAACCAACAGCATGCCGACGCTGCTGGCCTTCCATACCGCGCCAGCGGGGTCGGTCTCGCCCCAGCGGCGCCTCGGGATCGGGGCCAGCGGCGAGACGGTCGTCTACGGCCAGCTCCGCCTCGCTGACGGCTCGGCCGCCGCGCCGGCGGTGGCGTTCGATGCCGACACCGACACGGGGTGGTATCGTCCCGCGTCGAACCAGCTCGCGCTGACGCTCGGCGGAACGGCGTACGCCCGGTTCGTTCCGAGCGGCGAATCGACCATCGGATCGACGAGTTTTGCGAACAATACCTATCGCATCTATTCCCAGTACACCAATGAGCAGCTGGTCCTCATGCTCCAGACGGGCATCACCGGCAACAATAGCACGCGCTGGGGCGTCACCGGCAGCGGGATCATCTGGCTCAATAACGTGCCGGCGGCGCCGGCGAATCCGCCGGGTGGCTCCGGCTACCTTTTCGTCGAGAACGGCGCGCTGAAATATCGCAGCGCCAATGGCACGGTCACCACCATTGCCCCGCTGTAGGAGGAGACGATGGCGCAGATCCTGATCACCATTCCGGACACGGTGCTGCAGCGCGTGCTGGACGCGGTGGCGGCGGAGGACGGCTGGGACGCGGCGAGCGGGCTGACCAAGGCGCAGTTCGCCAAGCGGGTCTTGCTCGGCGAGCTGCGGGAGCGGGTGCGGCGGCACGAGACGAAGCTGGCGCAGGAGAGCGCGGCGGCGACGGTGCGCGCGTCGGTCGAGCAGGAGATCCTCCTGGCATGAGCGGCCGGATGCAACGCGACCTGGTCGAGCGGCTGGCGCGCCTGCGGGCGGCGCAGATCGAGGCGCAGGATCAGGCGGCGGCGCTGCGGCAGCAGGCGGCGGCGGCTGAGGAGCGCGCGCAGTATTTCCGCGGCGCCGGCGACGCGCTGGCCGAGGTGCTGGCCGGGCTGGCGCCAACCAGGGAGAGGGCCGATGGGGATCGAACTTGACCGGCTGAAGCCGTGGGCGGGGCTGGCGGCCGGGGCGGTGGCGGCGCTCTGGGCCGGACTGCCGGCGACGGCGGTGGCGCTGCTGGGGTTGATGGGGCTCGACCTGGCCACTGGTATCGTCGCCGGCTGGGCGACCGGCACGCTGGCGAGCGCGATCGGGTATCGCGGGCTGGCGAAAAAGTTGGCGACGCTGCTGGCGATCCTGGCGGTCGGGCTGATGCAGCGCTCCTTTGGCGACGCCATCCCGGCGGCGGAGGCGGTGGCCGGCTTCTACTGCGCGATCGAGGCGCTCTCGATCGTCGAGAATCTGGCGCGGGCCGGCGTGCCGATCCCCGGCCCGCTGCGGGCGGCGCTGGCGGCGCTCGATCCGGGCCGGGCGGCCGGCGAGCCGGGGCCGCGCCGGTGAGCCGGGCGGCGCTGCTGATCAGTCTGGTGGCGCTGGCGGTGGCCTGCTGGGCGGCGTGGCCGCTGCCGGCGCCGCCCGACCCGGCGCTGGCGGAGTGGCGGGGCTGGGCGACGCGGGCGGCGCGGGTGCTGACCGATCTCGACCGGCGGTTGACCGCGGTCGAGCGCGAGGTCCGGACGCGGGCCGGGGAGCCGGGCCGGTGAGCGTGGCCGGGCCGGCCGGCCTGACGCGGCGCGAGCGGCAGGTGGCGGAGCTGGTGGTGGCCGGGCTGCTGCACAAGGAGGTCGCCAGCCGGCTGGCGATCTCCGAGAACACGGTCCGGAACCACATGAGCGCCGTCTACGCGCGCACGGGCTGCCGCTCGGCGGTGGAGCTGGCGATCTGGTGGCATGGCTGGCGCGAGTTTGCCGAGCGCGGGACGCCGGCGCCGGCGGTCGATTGGGAGGCCGTCGATGTCACGCCGGCGCTGGCCGCGGCGCTGGCGCGCGAGGCGGAGCGGCGGCTGTATCGGCTGCCGCCGCATTTCTGCGGCGGGCGGCGTTACCTGCACGCGCAGGGCGCGATCGAATGCCTGCGGCAGCTGCTGACCGGCACGAGCCGGCGGCCGGAGGGGATGGCCGAATGAGGTGGGCGCTGCGTCAGGCCATTGACCTCCTCTGGTCGCTCGGCGTGCGCTGGCCGGCGCTGCGGCGGCCCTGCGCCCGGTTGCGGCTGCGGCTGGAGCACGCGCTCTGGCGGGGGCGACCGTGGCGCTGACCGATTACCTGGTGGTGCGCGCCGCGCCGGACATCGACGCCGGCCGGTTCGCCGCGCTGCTGCGGCAGGGCGATAGCCCGGCGGCGCCGGAGGCGGCCGGCATCCATGGCGCGCTGACGCGGCGCTGGATCAGCCCGCTCTTCGCGCTGGCCGTCTTCCAGCACGAGTCGCGGTTCGGCCGGGAGGGGATCTGCGCGCGGCACGACACGCGCTCGCTCGGCAACGTGCGGTCGCCGCACAACCCGGAGCATGGCGGGCGGGTGATCCAGACCGAGCGCGGGCCGTTCGCGGCCTACCCGACCTGGGAGGCCGGCGCGCGCGACTGGGCCGACCGGCTGCGCGGCCCGCGCTACGCGGGCGCCGGCCTGGTGACGGTGCGGCAGATCCTGCCGGTCTATGCGCCGGCCAGCGATGGCAACCGGCCGGAGGCATACATCGCCAGCGTGCTGGCATTCATCGGCCGCCACGCGCGGCCGGAGGAGGTGGGCATGCCACCGGCGGCGATCGTGGACCGGCTGACGCCGGTGAATTTCTGGCCGGGGCGCGCCGGCCACGCGGTGCGGGCGGTGGTGCTGCATATCACCGACGGCGACACGGCGGCGGGCGCGCTGGCCTGGTTCCACAACCCGGACAGCGCGGTGAGCGCCCACTATGTGATCGACCGCGATGGCACGGTCTACCGGGCGGTGCGCGAGGAGGACACCGCCTGGTCCAACGGCCGGCTCAACCAGCCCGATCTGGCCCACCCGCTGATCCGGCGCTGGGTGGCCGGGGGCCTCAACCCCAACTGGGAGACGGTCGCGATCGAGGCGGCCGGCCGGCCGGCGAACGGCTGGACGGCGGCGCAGGTGGCGGCGGCGACGGGGCTGGTGGCGGCCATCGCGGCGCGGCACGGGCTGGCCGTCAGCCCGCTGACGGTGCTGGAGCACCGTCAGCTGGATAGCGTGACGCGGGCGCACTGCCCGTCGCTGACGGCGGCGCAACTGGCGGCGATCCTGGCGGGGGCGGCGGCGGCGGACGTGGTGGACCTGGCGCTGGAGCGGGCCTGGCAGCAGGAGCAGGCGCAGCTCGGCGAGAAGCTGTTCAAGGCGCGGCTCGAGCGGCCGGGCTACGCGGGCGACGTGCTGGTCTGCCGGCGGGGCGTGGTGACGCCCGACGCGGCGGCGACGGCGGCGCTGCGGGCGGTGCTGATCGACGACCTGGTGACGTATCTGGAGGGCGCGGGAGTCCTGCGCCGCTATTAGGCGGCCCTGGGCACGGCCGGGAGAGGAGCGAACATGACGGCAGCGGAGATCGAGGCCAGCCAGGCGGCCTGGCGGGCGTGGGAGGCGGCCGGCCGGCCATTCCCAATCCCGGAGGTGCCGGAATATCTGACGCTGGCGGAGCTGGCAGCGCGCTACGGGACCTACACGGCGGCGGGCGGGCAGGCGGTGCCGGTCCTGCCCGGCCACGTCCGGGTGATTGATTTTGTCTGTCCGGGCTGCGGCGAGCCGGCCGGGGGGTACGTCGAGTACGGCGGCGTCCTGGTCTGCTCGCGGCTCTGTGGCGCGCTGGTGGCGCCGGAGCACCCGCGCTTCAGCGCCGCGTTCAAGGAGCGGGCGGCGCGGGCGGCGGCGGCGCGAGCGCGGCGGCGCGAGCTTGAGGCCGAGCTGGCAGCGCTCCAGGAGGAGGAGGAGCGGGCGGCGCGGGCGGCGGCGGCCCGCGAGCTTGAGGCCGAGCTGGCAGCGCTCCAAGCGCTCCAGGAGGAATCCTAAATGGGCATCCAGACCACGGCGCGCAGCCGGGAGCGGCTCGTTGTCACGCCGGCGGCCGAGTTGACCAGTCCCGGCCGCCTGTACACCCAATTCCTGCTCGACCGCTACGAGGGGGACCACCGGGCCTGGCTGGCGGCGCGCATGGCGCGGCACTGGGCCGAGGTCGTCCACCTGCTCCGGCACGGGCTCTGGACGGAGGCGGCCCGGCTGCGCGCCCGGATCGAGGAGATCGAGCGCTGGCACTGCGCGCACGGCGGCGCGCGCTGGGGCACGCTCGCGTTCAGCGGCAACCTGGCGCTCAACGAGGGCTGGGACAACGACTGCTGGCTGCTGATCATCGGCGCCGCCAGCCAGACCGCCTTCAACAACACCAATGCCCGGCTCGGCGTCGGCGACAGCACCACGGCCGCCAGCGCCAGCCAGACCGATCTCCAGGCCGCGAGCAACAAGACCTACAAGGCGATGAACGCCAGCTTCCCGGCCCCCGGCGGCGCCGGCACGCGCCGGATGGACTTCAAGAGCACCTTCACCACCGCCGACGCCAATTACGCCTGGGAGGAGGTGATCGTCGACAACGGCGCGACCGATGGGACGACGATGTTCCGGCGGGTCCAGAGCCTGGGGACGAAAACCAGCGCGGCGGCCTGGGATCTGACGGCCCAGGTCACCATCACCTGAGAGGCGCAGAGCATGGCGATGACAGACGCATCCCTGCGGAGCGAACTCCAGACCGACCCGGCCGGCCTCGGCTACGCGCCCTACCGGGCCGCCGGCAACCACCAGGCGCTGGCCGACCTGCTCAACTGGCCGCGCGACGGCGTGACGGCGCCGCCGCTGGCGGGCGCGCCGGCCGGGGCGGCCATCACGGTCCGCAACCCGTCGATCAGCGCCGCCGACCTGTTGGAGGCGATCGACAATCGCGATTTCGCCACCACGCCCAACGCGGCGCACGTGGCCTGGTTCGAGAGCATCACCCAGCAGCGCACGATCGCGCTGCTCAACGAGGACGGCACCAATAACCGCGTGCTCGGCAACCTCAACCGGCTGATCACCAGCGATACCCAGGGCAGCCGGACGCGCCTGCTGGCGCTGGCCACCCGGCGCGGCTCGCGCGCCGAGCAACTCTGGGGGCCGGGCACGGTCGTGACGATCGACGATATCGGCCGGGCGCTGGCCAGGTAGGGAGCGAGCATGGCCTCCTCATTCCGGCTCGACACGCTCGCCAGCGCCGTCACCTGGCTGTCGACGGAACTCAACAGCCTGGCCAACGGCGCGCGGGCGGTGAGTGGCACGCTCACCAACACCAACCAGGAGCTGTTCGCCCAGGTCGAGCTGGTGGTGACCTTCGGCACGGCGCCGGCCGCCGGCACGATCTGCGAGCTGTACCTGCTGCCCAGCAACGACGGGACGAACTTCCCCGACGACGCGGTGGCGGACCTCCAGGCGGCGCTGTGGGTCGGCAATTTCGTCCTGCGCAACGCGACCGCGCAGCGCCGGCTGCTCTGGCCGGTGCTGCTGCCGCCGAACACGTTCCGGGTGGCGCTGATCAACCGGGCCGGCGTGGCGTTTCCGGCCTCCGGCTCGACCGTCAGCGCCGCCTACTACAGCACGCGCGGGACCTAACGATGCCGGCCAGCGCGATGCCGCAGTCGGTCCTGATCGACAGCAGCGACCGGCTGCTGCGCACCAGCGACCTGCTCAGCTACGACGCGCCCTACACGATGATGACCTGGCTGTACGTGGTGACCGCGCCTGGCCTCAACGTCTACGACACGATCTTCAGCATTAACGTCAATAGCACCTCAGTCAATTATGACATCTTTGACATCAAGGGCATCGGCTCCAGCCAGTTCAACCTGCTGATCGGCACAGATTCCGGTGACGTCTATGCCGAAACATCGGGTCCGACCGCGCTCGCGTCGGCGACCTGGTACCACGTCTGCATCGTGCGGGCGGCCGCCAACAGCCGGATCGCCTACCTGGACGGCGCGCAGGAGGTCAACCACACCAGCAGCGTCTCCGGCCGGCCGACCGTGACGCGCAATGAGGTGGGGGGGCTCTCGACCAGCAACATCGATGTGATCATCGGTCGGTTCGCCGGGATCAAGCTCTGGCGGCGCGCGCTGAGCCGGGCGGAGGTCCAGGCGGAGCGGCTCTGGCTCTACCCGGTCAACTGGCGCGACCTCTATCTCTGCACGCCGCTGCGCGGCGGGCACAACGATCTGCAGGACGTTTCCGGCGCCGGCCGGAACTGGACTGCCGTTGGCACGCTGACGACGGCCGACGGACCGCCGGCGGTCGGCCTCTACCCGCCGGCGATGCTGGCGCGCCTGGCACGGGGGCGGTAGTGTTCGCGCCCTACGTGCCGCTGCCGGGGCTGGACGCGGCCTTCGTGCCGGAGCCGGCAGGCGCGGTGGCCAAAACGGCCACGGAGGCGCTCGCGCTCGGCGAGGCGGTGGTGGTGGCGGCAGCGGTGACGCTGGCGGAGGGGCTGGCGCTGGCGGAGGCGCCGAGCATTGCCGCGCAGCTCAGCCTGGCGGAGGCGCTCGGGCTGGCCGAGACCGGCCGGATCGAGCTGATCGCGGCCGAGGGGCTGGCGCTCGGCGACGGCCTGACGCCGGTGGCCGCCGTGGCGGCGAGCGATGCCCTGGCGTTGGGGGAGGCGCTGGCGCCAGTGGCCACCACAACGCTGGCCGACGGGCTGGCGCTGGCGGAGGGGCTGGCGCTGGCGGCGACCGCGACGCTGGCCGAGGGCCTGGCGCTGGCCGAGGGCCTGGTAACGGATCAGGGGAACCTGCCAGTGACGCTGGCGGACGGGCTCGGGCTGGTCGAGGGGCTGGCGCCGGCGGCGACCGCGACGCTGGTGGACGGGCTGGCGCTGGCCGAGGGGCTGGCGCTAGCGCCGGCGGTGACGCTGGCGGACGGGCTCGGGCTGGCCGAGGGGCTGACGCTGGCGGCGACCGCGACGCTGGCGGACGGGCTGGCGCTGGGGGAGGCGCTGGCGCTGGCGCCGGCGGTGACGCTGGCCGAGGGGCTGGCGCTGGCCGAGGGGCTGGTGGTGATCGCCGGCGGTGTTGCCCTGACCGGGCCGTTCGCCTCAACCAGCGCGCTGCAGCCGGCGCCGGTCAGCGGCAGCGCGCTGCAGCCGGCGCCGGTCAGCGGCAGCGCGCTGCAGCCGGCGCCGGTCAGCGGCAGCGCGCTTCGGTAGATGGGGAGGAAGGATGGCGGAGTACACGATCGCCCGCGGCGCTGACCACCGGATCCTCATCACGATCACTGAGAGCGGCGCCCCGATCGATCTGACCGGGCGCGCTATCACCTTCACCGCCAAACGCAGCCGCGAGGATGCGACGCCGCTGCTGCAAAAAACGGTGGGGAACGGGATCGCGTTGCTGACCCAGAGCGGCGGCACCCTCGGCCAGTGCGTGGTCTCGATCGTGCCGGCCGACACGACGTCACTGCCACGCTGGAGCAGCGTCCTCTATTATGATGTGTGGCTGGTCGATGCCGGCGGGCAGCAGCATCAGACCGAGGATGGCCTGCTGCTGGTCGAGCCGTCGATCACACCCTGACAGTGCCCGGCCAGGCGGCCGATCGACGGGAGGGGCGATGGCGCCGGTGGAATGGCCGCTGCGGCGGATCGGTCTGACGCGGAGCGAGCGGACGCAGTTGCAGCTGGAGCTGCGGCGCTACTGGTGGTGGGTCGAGTCGGGCCGGCGGGCGGATCGCTGGCTGGAGAGCGGGGTGGCGCGGGCGAAGAATTACGCCGCGCCGGCCACGCGTCACCACCGGCCGAGCGGTGGGTATGCGCCGGTGGCGGCGCCGGTGGATGAGACCGACGCCTGGTTGCTGCGGATGGACGAGGTGATCCAGTCGCTTGAGGCGTACCAGCGGCAGCTCGTGCGCTGGAAGGGGTCCGACCGGCCCCTGACCAACGCGGAGATCGCGCAGCGCTGGGGGTGCAGCGAGCGGTTCGTGGTCAGCCAGTGGCACGACCTGGCGCTGCACCTGGTCAACGAGCTATGGCCGGGCACGAGTAGCAGGTTCGCGCGGCCCTGATCCCCCCTCGATGCCACCATTGTTCGTGGCGGCGGCGCCGGCATTGCCCATCGGGCGGCCGGCGCCGCGGCATTTAAGGCGACCGCGTCATGGCGAGCCACCCGGTCGATCTCCTGGCTCATCCCGCGCCGCGTGCCCGCCAGGCGCGCTCGATCAGATCGAGCGCCCGGCCGTCCCGCACCATCGCGCCGGTGACGCGCACCAGCAGCCAGCCCAGGATGGAGGCCTCGCTGTACTTGATCGCATCCTGCTCGTAGCCGGCGCCGCGCACGTGCCGGCCATCGCTCCAGGTGCCGCCCTCGACCTCGACGGCCAGCCGCCGGTCGGGCCAGGCGAAGTCCAGCGCCCACTGGCGCTCGGGATGGAAGCGCCAGTTGCGCTCGGGCAGCGGCAGACCGACGGCGCGCAGGTGCGCCAGCAGCGTGATCTCCAGGTGCTCGCGCCGCGCCCGCAGGTGGAGGCGCTCCAGTTCGGTCAGACGGCGCTTGGGGCGCTTCGGCTCGGGCTCCTCGAATGGGTCGCGGTCGAGCACGATGGCGCGCGGGCTCATCGCGCCAGTCCCTGGCCGACCGGCGCTGGCAGATCGCGCTGAAGGCGCCCGCCGGACCGATCCTGGCGCCGGCGCCAGGGCTCGGGCGGCACCTCATCCCAGGTCCGACCATCGAGCAGGCGCCCACCGGCGGCGTGATGCGGACCGCCGACCTGCTTGAAAAAGAAGGGGACCTGAGCCGCCTGGCATTGGGCGCGCAGGTCGCGCGCCCAGGACAGATCCATCGGCCGGGCGTCACGGCCGCTCTCGCCACCGGCGATGACCCAGTTTATGCCGGGCCAGTCGAGCAGCCGCGCCGCGCCGGCGGCGCCGGTCGGGTAGTCGTATTCGTAGCGCCGGCGTAGGACGGACCGCAGGTCCAGCGGGCCGAGCAGTGGCTCGCAGGAGAGGAAGCGGACCTGGCAGGGCGTCAGGCCGAGTGGTGGGATGCGCAGCGCGGCGGCCTCCTGATGCTCGACCGACACGCCCAGCCAGAGGTGCGGCGGGAGGGCTGCCAGGCCGCGCTCGCGGCAGTAGCGCGCGATGAAGGAGCGCATTTTGCCGGGGCGCTTGGTCAGGATGAGGTAGGTGTGGCGGTTGACGCGGCAGAACATGTCCAGCGCCAGCCGCACGAACTCGTAGGTGGCCTGCTCGTGGAAGAAGTCGGACATGCTATTGACGAAGATGCGCTCCGGCGTCTGCCATTCCTCGACCTTGTGCAGCACCGCCGGGTGCTCGGTGTAGGCGAAGCCGTTGGAGTACTTGGGCTGACCCATGGCGCGCAGCCGGCGGGTGAGGGTCTCGGCATAGCAGTGGTCGCAGCCGGCCGAGACCCTGGTGCAGCCCGTGGCGGCGTTGAGGACGGCGGTAGCCCATTCGATCCTGGTCCTGCTCATGCAGGTTCCTCATCATGGGCGGCGGCCCGGTACTGCCTCCAGGCCGCCTGCTTGACGGCTCCGTACTGATCGAGGGCCGCCTGTGTGGCGGCCACGTACTGCTCCCAGGCCGCGTCGCTGGCCGCCGGCGCCGCCCAGTACTCCGCCAGCGCCCGGAGGAGGGCGGCCAGGTAGCGCTCGCCGGCCGCGCGCATGGCGGCCTCGTACTGCTCCCAGGCCGCATCCCGGCGCGGCGGGGGGGGGGTGATCGGCGCCGGCCCCGCTAACAGCCGGCTGGGCAGCGCGCCGGGCAGCCGCAGGCTTTCGTCGCCGGGGTCGCGGTCGCTCATCACGGGGCGCTCATCGGTCGTCATGGTCGTCACCTCCCGTTGGCTCATCCAGTGTCAGCGCCTCGCGGCAGCGCGCGATGACGTCGGCGTGGGACTGCGACTGCTGCTCGGCGCCAGCCAAGAGGTCGCTGAGCGCCGCCTGATAGCGGCGCGCGCGCCACCGCCAGGCCGCGAGCGCCGCCAGTTGCCGATCGACCGTCGCATCCTCGCCGGCCCGGAGGCCGGCCAGATAGCCGTCGGCAAAAATGATCCTGACGAGCGGGTTGCGGCTCAACGACCGATCATCCGGGTCCTGGCCGGTGATCTCGGTCATGAGCGCCTCCAGCCCGGGACGGTAGGCGTCCCATGCTGCCAGGGCCGCATGCCGGCGCTGGTCATGCGTGTCCATCCGTCACCTCCCTCGCGACCGGTCCAACCAAAAATACCCGCCGCGGGTATGGGTGCCGCCGCTCGCCGCAGGCGGGGCAGACGGCTGGCCCGCGATCCAGGGGGTCGCGCGGCTCCCACCAAAAATCGCCGTGGTCGCGGCAGTGCCAGACGCCGGGTGTCCAGCGCGCTCGCATCCATGGCAGCGCCGGCCCCGCCGCGCCGTAATCCAGCCCCGCGCGGAATGGATAGGGCTGGTCCCACCCCAGCGGGTGCGCCGGGGCGTCGAATAGGCTGAGCTGGAGGGTGCAGGCCGGACCGTCAGCGCGCTCGATCTCCAGCGCATCGCCGCCGATCGTCCGGTAGCCGCCGCGGTCGCGATAGATATGGTTGATCGTGAGGAAATCGCAGTCCATGTTGCGCGGCCGTGTCCCCGCCTTGATGAGCCGCAGGGAGACGACTGGCTCGTGGCTGATGAGGCGCGCATCCCCATCGTCCCACCAGTAGTATGGCCCCCAGATGCGCCAGATCTCGTACGGCCCCGTCCCATAGCTGGTCCGCACGACATCGCCCGTGCGAAGCCCGAGCCCCTCCTGGACGATCGGGCGGTAGAGCCCCGTGCTCATGGCGCCTCCCCCGAGGGCGGCCAGCCGGCCCGGCGCAGGCTGCGCTTGCGCCGGGCCTCGGCCAGCGCCAGCCGCTCCTCGTGCCGGTCCATGCACGCGGGGCAGAGGTCGACCAGGTCGTACTCGGCGGTGCGCGCCTGCCCCCAGCCCTGGACTGATGCGAGCGTATTGGCGCGGGTGATCGTGCTGGCCGGCAGCGGCTCGCTGGCCGAACCACAGCCATCGCAGATGAGGATGCACTGGAATCGTTTGGTCATGGGGCCTCCCCGCTCGGGCAGAGGCCGAGCAAAAACTGCCGCACGATCGCGGGATCGCTGCCACACCAGGCGCACCAGTCCTCAAAATCGCGGGTGTCCAGCCAGGCGTGCAGATCGGCCCGGCCGCTGGCGGCGTCCCACCGGACCTGTTGCCAGAAGGCCAGCACCAGGCCCAGCATCCCGCCGGCCGGCAGGCCAGACTTGCCGCAGCCATAGCGCGTCCGCCGCCGGCGCCTCATGTGACGGACCCCGCGCGGTCGGACCGGGCCAGCGCCGCCCGCACCGCCAGCGCCGCCCGCTCCGGGTCGCCGGCGCAGACCGAGCAGCGCCTCAGCATCCCCAGCCGGGCGAACAGCTCCGGCCGCCCATCGACCACCCAGCCGGCGCCGCGGCAGCCGGGGCAGACGGCGCCAGTCCCCCTACAGGTCGGACACCGGCCCTGGCTGCCGCTGCCGCGGCAGTCCGGGCAGGCGACCTGGTCCCAGGCCGGGTGGGCCGGCGCCGTTGAGGCCGAGCGCGGCGCGGTAGCGCTCGGCCTCGGCACGTTCGCGCTCCTCAGCACGGCGCCGGTCGTCAGCGGTCGATCCTGGTCGTATGCCATGGTGTCCCTCCGGGCTGGCACAGCGATGCCAGTGTTTGACGAGCGCCGGCAGGGTCAGCAGGATCGGCTTGCCGGCGCCATCGACGCCCATCACCCGCCCGTAGTTGGCGGCGCGGCGCTGGATCTCCTCCGGCGTGGCCTGCAGCTCGTCCAGCGCGCGCAGGTTGGCTGCGTACAGCGCCCACTGCGGCCCGGCCGGGCGGCCGAACAGCTCGACCACCGGGCCGAACAGCGGGTGGCGCTCGACCCAGCCGCGCTCCGGCCGGTCCCGCGGTCGCGACGCCGTCACGCGGCGGGCGGCGGCCGGCGCGGCAGCGGCCGGCCCGAGCCCGCTAGGGCTCGGTATGTCCTGTCCTGTACTGTACTGTAGAAGCGTGAGTGACGCGTCCGTCACGCGTGACAGCTCGACCGCGGCGCCAGGTGGTGACGGATCGTGGTCGTCTGACGGCGGCGTGAGTGGCGCGCTGGTCGGGGCGGCGCGGGCGATGCGCGCCGGTGCGTGGTCCTGATGGCGCTCGTGGCGCTCGCGGTAGGCGCGCTGCCGTTCGGTGGCGGCGCGGCGGCGGGCGATGGTCTTCCCGCCGCCGTCGGCCCAGTCGTGGATGCGATAGCCGTCGCTCCCCGCCTCGAGGAAGCCGGCGCGGCCGCCGGCGCCGCACGACAGGAGCGCGGCGACGAACGCGTCGGCCGCGCCCTCCCAGTCCGCAGCAGCGGCGATATCGTCGTCGCTGTAGCCGGCCAGGTCGCCGTCCGGCGCGTAATCGAGGCACCACCACCAGAGGCAGTGGAGGTGGCCGATCAGTTGCGGCAGGCTGATGCCAAGCGCGCGCGCCGCGCGCCGCGTTTTGGGGTGATTGCGGAGTTCCTGGTGGGATTCGAGCCAGGCCATTACTGCTCCTCGACCGGCGCGAGGCGCGCCGTCCCGTCCGGCTGATCGACCAGGCGCCGCTGGCCGCGCGCCCAGTCGATCAGCTCGGCCATCTCGGCATCGGTGAGGTCGGCCGTGCGCGCCGCCGCGTAGCAGCGCTGGATCACCGGCAGGACGTCGGCCGGCCCGAGGCCGCGCTCGTCCAGCAGCGCCAGCAGCATGCCATTGAGCTTGGCGCGTGGCGGCAGGCGGCGCCCGCCCGCCTGCCGCCGGCCCACCCCCTGGTCCAGTTCGGCGGCGAACTGGGTGCCGTAGCCGAGCGCCGCCAGCGCCCGGCCAATGGCGCTGGTCTCGCCATTGGCGATGTAGTCGCGGGTCGCGCCGGTCGGCTCCTGGATGACGGTGCCGGTGGCGGTGCCGCCACCGGGGATCGTCACCGTGGCCCGCACGATCGCGTAGGGCTCGTCGCGATTGTGCTCGATGATCTGGGTGACGATCTGGGCGTCGGGGTGCTCCTGGCGCAGCCAGACGAGCCGCCACCGCACCTCCAGGTACTCCTGACCCTGCAGCCGGATTAGGTGCCGGCGCGGGTCGAAGCGCTCGCTCATCGCTCATCCTCCGCGGGCCGGACGGCGGCGCGCTCGGCCGGCGTCAGCCCCAGGGCGGCCAGCTCCGCCTCGTACTCCGCCCGCGCGGGGCCGGTGGCGGCGTCGTACTGTTCGCGGGCCGCCCGCTTGGCGGCCTTAAACCGCGCCCAGGCCCGGCGCTCGGCGGCGCCGTACTGCTCCCAGGCCGCGCCGATGGCGGCCTCGTACTGCGCCAGGGCCGGGCGCGTGGCGAGCTGGTATCGCGCCAGCGCCGCCGCGAGCGCCCGGACCGGATGTGGACCGTCCTGACTGGCCAGCCGGACGGTGCAGCGTCTGCCCTCGTGCCGCCGGCGCGGCTGGGGGGTGGGATCACCGGGCGCCGTCGGCTCCGGGGTGGTCATGTCAGCCGCCTCCGATCCGGCCGGCGACGCCGGCAACGATCAGGCCGAGCAGGATGCCGGCCAGCAGACAGCCAACCCAGTCCACGAGCTGGACCGCGCGCAGCCGGGTATTGGCCGCGGCCAGGTAGGCAGCGGCGCGCTGGACGCGGGTGGCGGACGCCGCCACGCGCTCGGCCTCCGCCTCGGCGGCATCCAGCGCCTGGCGGAGTTCGTCGCGCTCCCGCGCCAGGCGCGGGGTGAGGAAGCGGCTGACCTCGGCCGCCAGGTCGGGGTCGGCCAGCAGGGCGCGGATCATCGAGCGCGCCAGCGGGGTCGAGCCGATTGGCGCCGGCGCCTGGCGCTGCTGGGTGGGCGGATCACTCGGTGGCATTGGGGACATCCTCCTCAGCGGCGAGGGCGGCCAGCGCGGCGTCGTACTGCTCCCGCGCGGGGTCGGTGGCGGCCAGGTACTGCTCCAGCGCCGCGCGCTTGGCCGCCTCATACCGTGCCCAGGCCCGGCGCTCGGCGGCGCCGTACTGCTCCCAGGCCGCGCCGATGGCGGCCTCGTACTGCGCCAGGGCCGGGCGCGTGGCGGCCACGTACTGCTCCCAGGCCGACCGGCGCTGCTGGAAGGCGACGTCGGGATTGGTAGGGGCGCTCATGGGTCGACCTCCTCCGTTTGCAAGTGGACAGCAATGGCGCTCAGGATGGGATAGATCTGCTGGGGGACGACGGCGTTGCCGAGGGCGCGACAGCGGTCCAGCCGTGAGGGAAGCCCATGAGCCACTCGACCACGTCGGGATCGGCTGCCGAGCCGTGCTCCCGCGTCGCCATCTGCACCGACGGGTGGTAGCGTGCTCTCCCAGTGAGCGAGATCCCGAACCCGTGCCCGCCCCATGAGGCGGCTGGGGTTGGCAACAGGCTGTGGATGGCAGTGAGCCGGCGTTTCCAGGCGGCGCGGGCATCGGTCCCGTGGGCCGACGGCCCGCCCGTCGCTGCGCGCGGTGTGGTCCACAATAAAACACCGCTCTTGGATGTGCGGAGCACCGACGGCGCAAGCCGGTAGTACGACCGCCCCAGCGGTGTAGTCGAGGTCTTCCAGGTCAGCCAGCACATCGTCGAGCGCCATTCTGACGATGTGAGCAACGTTCTCAGCAACGATCCAACGGGGCCGGGCGGCAGCGATGACCCGGCGCATTTCTGGCCAGAGATAGCGGTCATCCTGCGTGCCCAGGCGCTTCCCGGCCGTACTGAAGGGCTGACAGGGGAAGCCGCCGCTGAGAAGGTCGATGGGTCCGAGTCCGGCCACAGTGGCGCGGTCGAGGGATTCGATGGCGTCATAGATCGGCACTCCCGGCCAGTGGTGCGCGAGCACGCGCTGGCAGAACGCATCGCGCTCGCAGAAGGCGACCGTCTCGAAGCCGGCCCAGGTCGCCGCGAGGTCGATGCCGCCGATACCCGAGAAAAGAGAGAGGTGCGTGAGCGCCCTGGCAGTGGCAGGCGTGGCGCTCATCGGGCGACCTCCTCGGGGCCGGCGGGAATGAGCCGGTCGATGCGGACGGTGCTGGTCGTGTGGGTGCTGCCGCTGAACCGCCGCGTCGCCTGCTCCCAGCGGACCCTGGCGCACGCGGGTTGCCGCTGCGTCGCCGCCAGGAGGGCGACCACCACGCCCACGGTGCGGCGCTCCCGCGGGTCGCGCCGCAGGACGCGCGTCCCGACGCGGATCGCCTCCTGCGGTGCGATTGGCCGTCTGCCGCTGCACTCGCGGCAGACGGCCGGATATTGACCGTATACCTTGTCTGCCGCGTCCACCGTGCGCGGCCAGCCGGGCGCGCCGTGGGCGTCCCACCTCTGGCCGCAGAGCGACCGGCTCAGGTCGTGGCGGTGGGCGATATGCCAATGGCGGCTGAGGTCGTAGGAGATGTAGACGAGATCGGCACTGGGCGCCGGCGCCTGGCGCTGCTGGGTGGGCGGATCACTCGGTGGCATTGGGGACATCCTCCTCAGCGTCCAGGGCGGCCTGCGCGGCGTCGTACTGCTCCCGCGCGGGGCCGGTGGCGGCCAGGTA